CGATCTTATTGCTGCGTGTCTGCATTGTGGCACGGCTGCGGCTGAGGGCGGAAACCGTATCGCCCAGCGTCTCACCTTGAAGGGCATCATGTAGCTTTTCCACCGTGTCGAGCATTTGCAGGGCCATGTCGCGCACCTTTCCAGGGGCGTGATTGTGCGTTTCGCCAGCCGGCGGAAAGGCCACGCGCAGGGTGATGTCAGCCATTACCAATTGCGTATTCTCTTCCACGGCGAGGTCACGGCAATTCGTGTAGTCGATGCTCAGCAGACAGCAAGGCCATTCCACGGGCGGGCGTTCGCCGGATGCGCTCAGCTGACCGCGGTCGAAGTCTATAAAACGAATCTCGGGCACACATTGCCCGATTCGGTCGCATAAAGCGATAAACAGTTCCTTATTCATTGCCTCTATTCTATTACAGTATGCCATCAATGGCCTCGTCGAGACGCTTTTTGATGCGGTCTGCCATGTCTCGAGAATAGCCCATGAATTGCCGCTTGGGGATATTCATGTGACGCGTGTGCGCCTTTACCGTGCCCGGGGCGTCGCCGGCATCCGCCTTTTTCTTATTCGCTTTGCCCTTCGTGCTGCGCACGTAGGACTGTATAGCCACATCCCCCTCGAACCCCTCATTGTGCACTTGTGCGTAGGGCACTTGGGCATTACCAGCTGAGATGACGACCTTATCCGGCCCCACGTAGGCGGGACGGATACTATTCATCAGATTACCGCTTTGCACCAATAGGGAGCCGCTCTTTTTCGGTCTGCCTGGTATCCACGGAGATCCATCGAACCCTTTCACCGCAAAGCGCTCTTTGTAATACTCTACGGCTGTCTCTGACACAATGGCAGGCGCAGTGCTCAAAATCTTTTCCGGTAACGCCTTCAAATAATTCTTGAACTCATCTATATCCATATTCTGTTCCCTGTTTCGTTGTATATTTGCATTGAAGTTTGCAGCCACGGTTAAGGCTGATGGCCAACACCTCGGGGATGTATGGGGACTCCAGCCGACTGTAACAGCTACAGCGTGAGATGCAAATCAATCCCCCAATAAGCCGGAGTCCATCCGGCTTATTTTGTTTTCGAGGCTTTCTTAATCAGCAACCCGCGACGCACATTCTTATCCCTTAGTACATACCACGATTTTAGCATCAGCTTCGCTCGTTCAACTTTTCCAATCACGGCGATCGCCTCATCTTTGTAGTATTTGATCATTATGTAATTGTTGACTGCCCTCACATGGTTGTTCCTATCTTTTCGATCTCGACCAAGCCACACTTCATCAGGCGCATCAGCTACTTCCCGGATGGTATTCAAAAACTCAGTGCGGAAAGCCCGTTTCTTTACTGTATCTGTAGAGTGCGCAGTAAACGCCTTCTTTGTCATCTGCCACACACGGCCGACATAGTCTTTCACTTTCAACAGTTCCATGCCGGCCTCAATGACTTTATTCGCATCAAACCATTCTTCCGGTGATCCTTTGTATTTGGGCACCTCTTTTTTTGCTTCCTCTTTTAACACATCGATCGATTCCTCAACGCCCCATTCCTCTGGGGTGATCTGCTCGATCGTCTTATCCGGCATATCCATGAAGTTTTGGATATACATTTGATTCGCTGTAAATACTTCGGCCTCATTAGCCCGATTGATGCCGAATCCCTGCGCTTCACACCGTTTCCATTCGGGCGATTCAAGGTATTCGTCGCATTGCGCGCGCATTGTATTCATATCCAATTCGGCCGCCTCGTGCCTCATTCTGGGAGTAATGTAGCAACGGCAGTTCCACCCGTTGGGTGGCATAATCTTTTGCCAGCGCGGATCATCTGTCGGCAAGGTCAGCCCCTCTAAGGCTTGGTGTTCCTGTCGGACACGATCATCGCCCACGGTACGGTATTCCCAGAATGGGAACACGTTTATTTGCGCCATAAGGCGCCGGTAGGTGCTTACCGATTCGGCTACGGATACGGCCGTATTGTACTCCGTGCGCAGCCATTGCTCATTGTAGACCTTTAGCAGCGCTCTGGCCTTCTTCCTGAAATCGCTGTAGCCCTTGCTCTCGCGGAACAGACGGTTTAACTCACTCACCTCGGCCAGTGTTTTGGCGGCTGAGAAATGAAACAGGTTTTGCTCCAAGGCGGTGATGTAAGCATCATCGTTGGCATTGTAGACAAAGCCACTATCAGCCAGACGGACGTCCGCGCGGCGATAGCCCTTGTGGGTGTAGGCAAACAGGTCGGCACTGAAATAAGCGCGGCCCTTTGTCTCAATCGTCTGTCGGATCAGGGCATCCGCAAGCGTGGCTTCCGAGAGTGTGAGGATGTCGGATGTCGCCCGGCCGTATGACCGGGCGGGGACGAAAAAATCGAACAACCGGGTAAAGAAATTGCCGCGGTCGCGATCCGCATGTTTCACTTTGCTACTTGTCGGCGAATCTTCCTCCGCTGCCTTTTTGTCAGGCTCTGGGGCATCTGCCTTGCCTTCGTCGGGCGCGGCTTCCTCGTCCGTTTCTTCTTCCTCACTATCCCCCTCAGGCACGCTAAAGAGCGGCTGCGCCTGTCGGCGGGCAATAGGCTCGCCGGGTTCGGGTAGAGGGATGTTGTACTTTTCATGCAGGTAGCTCTGCGGGATGGGTAGGATGTCCGAGAGTTGGATGATCTCGGGCACCTCGAGCTCGCGATCAAAAGCTCTTGCTCTTTCTTTTGAATACGGTAAGGTCTCTTGGTTGCGGAGCGCCGCCTGCTCCCTCTTCTTTTCCCCACCCTTGATGCAAGAAGGAGCAAAAGAAGATTAAGGGCTGAGCGCCTGCTGTTGCCCGGTAGCGCCTCTTTGCTGGCTTACCTGCCTTGTTGCCCCCCCTTTTCTTCCCTTGATGGAAGAAAAGGGGCAAAAGAAGATCAAGGGCCGGACGCGCTTCGCTCGTCATTGAGGGCGTTCTGCGGGGCTGAAATCCGGCAACTCGCTCCGCTGGCGCGGAGCTCAAACACTCCGGATTTCTGTCGCCCCGCCTCACTGCTCATGACGGCTCACCGCGCATAGGCCCGGGGAGGCCTGACGGCAGACAGTATACTCCACACTCTGCATGTACCCGGTAAGGTTCACCGGCGGCCTTGAGACGCCCGTCGGAGGCGTTCATCGTGCCCTGCGCATCACGGTTTGCAGCTTCGTCTCCGCTACTGCGTCATGCCGCTGATGGCGCTCGATACCCGGTTCACGACCGAGGTCACGGTGGTTGCGGAGCGCCGCCTGCTCCCTCTCCTTTTCCCCTCTCTTGATGCAAGAAAAGGAGTAAAAGAAGATCAAGGGCTGGGTATGCTCTCTAAAGCCTTCGAGCCCGGACGCCTTGCACTTCATCCATTTATGAGATACCCTGAGCCATACGCAGTGCGGAGCGCCACGCGGCCACAAAAGTGGACGGTGCGTACCACGGGCTGCACGATGATCTGCGTAGAGATGGGGCCAGCGGCGGCCTGTTTATGCTTCGTTTTATTGCTCATTAAATGGCGTTTAATCGGTGTTTAATCAGTGTTGAATTGTTGAGAGCTTCGCCCCTGTTTATTTGTTGAGTTGTTTATCTGCCCCAACACCTAAACAGGCCAAAGGCCTAAACAACTCAACAGCATTAATAATGCTGGCCGCGTTTGGGATTGCTGCCAAAGTGGATCTTTCCGATCGGCGACTCATTGCCGGGCTCAGCGGTGCGCGGGGGTAGGTCTGGCGAGAGATCGCCCTTTTGCACAAGCCGGAGCCACGCGATAGCGCTATCGTAGCGCTTTTCGCGCAGTTCCATATCGATAGCATTCCCGAGGTTCACAAAGTGCCACACGGCAATGTCTTTGACAAATAGCAGCAACAGCGCATTGCGCGCCTCACCCTCAGCTGAGAAAATGGCAGCCGTGTCGAAGTCATGCAAGTAGCTTTTGGCCTCGGCAATGGCAGCATCGATGGCAGCCACGGGTATGGCCTCCGTGTCGCGGCTAATGACGGCCACCGTCTCGTCATGCAGGTGGGTATAAAGTTCGTCGACGGTCAGAAACATGGGGGGGAAGAAATGAAAAACGAAAGGTGAAAAACTAAGCCTGCCCGGCGCTCAGCTGGGCGATGATTTCGCGTTCGCGGTCGGAAATCGCCCACGTCACGCTGGCAGCCTTTTCGGCTTTAGGGCGGTCGGCCTCACGAAGGGCTTCTTCCATGCGGCCGGCTTGTCGGTCAGACAGCAAAAAGCCACCGCCGTAGATGCCTCTTTTCGATGCTTGCTGGCTGTCCAGACGGCGGACAAACGTGGCCTCATTGCGAGGGATTGAGAGCGCTACGCCGTGGCTGGCGCAGCGGGCCAGATCGGAGAATGTCAGCAAATGCGAGGGGTAGCTATAACGCGGCAAAGGATCTTTGCTACGCGCAGCAGCGGTGAGACGTTCGTAAAGATCGGGCACGGACATAGCCAGCACGTCGCCGAATAGGTTGCTGGCAAAAGAGGTGCGCACCGCGGCGCCGTTCTCATAAATCACATCCGCGCCGCAAACGAGACGCGTGTAGGGCGCATCGAGACAAAAAATCGTCTTATGTTGAGCGAACAGGAAGAAGCGTACGCCACGCTCTAAGTACCACCGTACGATCTCGGCGAAAATCGAAAACGGCGGATTGTCCACCACGACGCAGCCGGGCGGATATTCCACTTGTTTGTAGTCCGTATCCGGCCAAAAGGGGCGTACGATCTGGGCGCCGGCGAGGTCGACCTGTTCGCCGAGCCAGCCGCGCACGATGTCGTACACCTCGGGTGGCGTGTAGCAATCGTCGGAGGTGCGTTTGCGCTCAAATTTGGCCACAAAGGCCTCATAATCGTCTTGCCTCTTTTTCATATCGTATTCCTTTTACAGCACCGCCGCGATGCGCTTCAGCTTCACCCAGTGGGGGAAGTCGCTCTCGCTGTAATACTTCACCTCGCGCCGCTCGAAGTCCACGGCTTCGATGGAGTACTCGCGGCCGTCTGTAAGGCGCACCACATGACGGCGCGTGAAGGCTATGCTGTCGAACTCTTCGGCGCTCATTGGGCTTGCTCTTCAAAGGTGATGCTATGCAGCCGACGTAGCCACCCGCGGCGATACTTCATGCTCCGGGGGCGGCGTCGGCAGACCTCGTCAATGAATTCTTCCCGGGCGCGCATGATGCGGTCGAAGAGTTCGCGCTGCGGTGTGTAGGTGTTCACGGCGCGGAGCGTCTCGGGGCCCACACGGCCGTCCACGCGTACGCCCAGGAGGCGCTGCGGGATGCGCACACCGGGCCAGCCCGAGGCCCAGACCCAGTCTACGAGCAGCTCGGCGATCGATTGGTTTACGATGTGATCCGCCTGCCAGCGATCCCAGTAGAGCGTGCGCAGGATGTCCCACCACTCCTCGTCCGAGATGCTGCGCAGGCGCTCCACCGTGGGGCGCGGATAGCCCCGGAGGCGGCAATAGTGTTCATACGTGGCGATCGTCACGCCGCGCATCGTGGGGCCGCCCGGATCGTCCTGATCGTTAGCGAAACCGCCCTCAAAGCGCCGGATGAAGGCGCCTAATCTGTGTATATCTGCCATTTGTTGGTTGTTGAATCGTTTATTTGTTGGGCTGTTGAGGCGGTGCTTGGTGGCCGTGCAAGGTGTCATCTACCTTCTTCCGTAGAATCTCGGCGAGGCTATCCGTCCCAAGGGTTTCAATCACGGCTTGCACGATAGCCTCAGAGCGGCGGCGGGTCTTTTCGTCGGCCCTTTCGAATATACTGAAAAATTCGATGATGCAGAGACAGACACCCGCCAGACAGGTAATGACGGGCACCCCCACGATTGGATGCAGCTTCATCAATACAAACAGATGCGAGAAATGCAGCATGTAGTCGATCATAGTCGTAATGATCATGGCGCTCTCATAGACGACGAACTTCATGACCGTCCGGCTGAGCGGTTTCGAGCGGATCTCTTGCTTGCTCTTTTTGGCCTTCCGTATGCCGCTGATGAGGTCTACGATGATGGCGATAAAGACGGATATGAAACACGCGGCTGCCACGGGAAACATGGCACCGGTTCCTTCAAAGAGTACTTCCATGGTTTGTTGTTGGTTTGTTTATCTGTTGAGGCGTTGGGGGCTAAAGCCCCTGTTTATGTGTTTAGTTGTTGAGGTGTTCCTTGTTAGTTGTTCGTTGTTGGGGTGTGAAATGAGGGTCGCCGCGCACCAAAAACCTGTTTTTGGCCCAATCCTCGGCGGGTTTCGGGCTCCGAATCAGTTTTTGGCCCAATCCTCGGCGGGTTTCGGGCTTCAAATCAGTTTTTGGCCCAATCCTCGGCGGGTTTTGGGCTCCAAATCGATTTTTGGTGCAATTCCCGGCGGGTTTTGGGCTTCAAATCAGTTTTTGGTGCAATTCCCGGCGGGTTTTGGGCTTCAAACCGGTTTTTGGTCAAATCTGAGGCTCATTTCGGGTGGCTGTTTGGTTGTTTAGACATTGAACAAAGCAACAATTAATCCTCGCCCAAGTAGTCGGCTATTCGCTTCACTCGTGCCCGGTCACGCCACCAGATCCAGCCCACGGTCGCGGCCAGAGCCAGGTAAAAGGCAATGTCTGTGACCGATTCCGCCCCCTCCGTGGGACTGCACGAAATCAGCACCCCGAGGCACCCGAACCGTAGCCACATCCCCGCGCTGGTCATGCGCAGCGCACCCAAAAACATGTTCAGTATTTCCATCGTCTAAGTCGTTCTTTGTTTTTAGCAGGCGCCTCTACGCTCCTTGGAGGTATCGTTCCACCCGGTCTGCCGTCAGGCGAACCGACTGCCCTTCGTCCGAGTCGAAGAGATACCTGTCCAACTCCTTATAGCGGTAGCGCACCATCTCTCGGCGCCCTCGGCCCGTGTACCAGTAGCACGCCCCGGGTCTTAGCAGTCTTGTGTTCATATATAATTCCGATCGATTTTTGTATATAATTCTCGCCGGTTTTTGTATGTCCGTCATTCGCATTCCGACACCCTGTCTTTCACCGTATCCGGCCCAAATACGAACCGGTACATCCGTCTTCGGGCGTGAAACACATAGCGACCGTCACCGTCGTCACCCATGTGCGTCACTTCCACGTCCTTCCCGTCCATCGTCCGGTAGATATACCGCGCGCCGATGATCAGTTTGTTTGCCTCCATGACTCAATCCTCCGGATGGCTCGTTCCACATGCGGCCGGCCCAGCATCATTTGCCCCACTGGGGGGCATTTGGGGAGGCGTATGCAATACGCCCCTACGCCGGGTGCTCGGCCAAACTTCGCCGGTGGCCGCAGCCACCCCCGGCACCAATTCACTTACGTACATCGTTCAATACAACTTTTCCCATCTCAAAGAATGCAGCCATCCTCATAAATCGGCCGGTATTTTTATCGTGCCACATGGCCTTGAACATCCTCAGCAACTGCTCTTCGTTTCCTCCTATGACACCGGCACTATTGGTGTCGCCTTTGTCATCGTCCTCTATCGCAACAATCAAGACCGCACGAGAGGCGGCCTTTTGGTCGGCCATCTCAAGCAGCTCGTCTGACATTTCGTCAGCACGTTGGATAAAGTCGCTCTTCGGAGCCTCGGAGCCTGCCTCTACGGTTTCCTTCTTCGCTTCCATCACTCCGGCGTTGTTTCCAAGTTATCCTCCTCCTGTCTACGAGCCATCGCCTGTTCAAGCACCTCGCGGAGGTCGTCGTCGTCCAATAGCCCATCCAGCATTTCCGTCAGTATCCCTCGGGGGCCCGTGTAGCTGAAGGCAAACCGCAGCTGGCCGTCCTCCGATTCTTCGCCTGCACAGACCAGCATCGTGCGACCTTTCGGCTGCTCGTCTGCCATCGCCTTCAATTCAGCGGCATGCTCCGTGGCGCGCGCCAAAAACGGCAGCCCGGCCAGTGCGGCCTCGTCGTTACACTTCACGTTCTTCATCTCGTTCTCGTTGTTGTTTATTGCTTGCATATCGTTATGTATTTGGTGAGTAATTATTTCCTCTTGATTGCAGAAGCCGCCTTCCGGCAGGGCCGCACACGCTTGAGGCTTCGTTTTTAGCTATTCATGATCAGCTCGATCGCTTCGCTCAGCGCGTCGATACGCGCCTGAGCTCGGAGCAGTTCTACATACAGCGGGTGCGCCGCCTGGACGATCGCCTCGTCCATCAGTTCTTCCTCCAATCGCTCCGCGTCTGCCCGCGCCTCCTCTAAGCAGAAGCCTAATGCGCCGACAACCGATTCGTACGTCTTTATCTCATCCATCTTTCTTTCTGTTTGTTGGTTATGGGCACCCCGGCCGGGGCACCCGAGAGGTGGGGTTAGTTCAGGTTGAAATTCAGCTTGATCACTTCTACAATTGCCTGGAACGTCCGTCCGCTCGGCATATCGCCGATCTGGGCCGCAAAGCCTTCGAGAGTCTCCGAATAGTGCCCGGAGAGCACGCCGATCTCTCCATTCTTTTCGCGGAAGGCCGTGAGCGAATCATGTTTCCACTGGCCGAAGCCCTGAAACACGCAGTAGTCTCCGATGTGCTCAACAAGTGCCCGTCGGCCGATATTCGCCCAGCCGAACATCTGAGCATGCCCTGTGACCTCTGCTTCGCCTTCTATTCTCACTATGCCATACACCTCGGCCCGTTCGTGCACCTCAGCTTGTCCGCCGACATAAGCCATCCCACCGACACAGGCGTTGTCGTACACTCGTGCGTCTTTTCCGACACACGCATAATCACCGATATGGGCCTTGCCATACACACGGGCGTTTTCGAGCACACGGGCGTTGCCATACACACAGGCGAGGCCACCCACGTAGGCATTGCAGAACACTAAGGCCTCGCCCCATACCTCCGCGTAACCGTCCACCCACGCCTCGCCGATGAGGTTGGATTCACGCTCCACGAAGCCGCCCAGCTCTCCAGCCTTGGCGTGCAGCGAGTCGCGTGTGGCCATGATTCGGTGTAGCTTGACGCCGGCCTTGTTTACTTTCGTCTCTTCTGTCAGTTTGAAGTGCTTATCCATCTTTCTTTCTGTTTGTTGGTTATGGGCGCCCCGGCCGGGGCGCCCGAGAGGTGTGGTTAGTTTAGGTTGAAATTCAGCTTGATCACTTCTATAATTGTCCGGAACGTCTGTCCGCCCGGCGTATCGCCGAGCAGGGCTGTAAAGCCTTCGAGAGTCTTCGAATAGTGCTCGAATAACACGCCGATCTCACCATTCTTTTCTCGGAAGGCCGTGAGCGGACAGTCTTTCCACCGGCCGAAGCCCTGAAACACGCAGTAGTCGCGGAGGTGTTCGATGAACGCCCTACGGCCGATCTCCGCCCATCCAAGCACCCGGGCATGCCCCGTGACCTCTGCTTCGTCTTTTACTGCCGCCATGCCCTCCACTTCGGCCTGGCCGTGCACCTCGGCTTGTCCGCCGACATAAGCGTTCTCGTGGACGCGGGCGTTGTCATACACCCGTGCGTCCGCTCCGACCCACGCGTGGTCATAGACCTGCGCGTTACCGTGCACCCGGGCGTTGTCGCTCACATAGGCGTAGCAGTACACAAAGGCCTCGCCCCATACCTCCGCGTTGTTGTCCACCCACGCCTCGCCGCCGAGGTTGTCCTCACGCTCTACGAAGCCGCCCTTCTCACCCGCCTTAGCGTGCCGTGAGTCGCGTGTGGCCATGATCCGGTGCAGCGTGACGCCGGCCTCGTTTACTTTCGTCTCTTCTGTTAGTTTGAAGTGCTTATCCATCTTTCTTTCTGTGTTTATTGAGGTTTGTATGAAGGGCGCCCCGGCTGGGGCGCCCGTGTGGTTTAATTAGAGTGGAAATCGTACTTTAATTACCGCCAGCACCGCGGGGTAAACCTGCTTGAAAACTAACTCGTCGCTGGCTTGTTCGACCAGCTCAGTAAAGGCCTCCAAGGTGTACACCTCGTCTGCGTGGTAGATCCTGATGTCGCCTGCCTTTGTCCGGTAGACCGTTGTTCTGTCGGCCGTCGGGCAGAGGTTGTAAAACTGGCAGAAGTCGGAGTTGTGCGTTACGTATGCGTCCGTACTCAGCACCATGGAGCAATTCAGGCAGGCTCGACCTGACACGCTGGCGTTATGCAGCAGGCAGGAGTTTTCGATGTTGGCCAGCCCGAAGACCTCCGTTTGATCGGCCATCGATACGCCGCGGGAGATCCAGCTTTTGCCGTACACCTTGGCCTGCCCACCTACGGAGCACGCGTCGACCAGTGCGTAGTCATACACCCGGGCTTCGTCGTAGATCACTGAACCGTTTCTCACTTTAGAGCGGCCATACACCCGTGCGTTGTCTCTCAGCACCGAGCCGTTGATCACTTTTGCCTCGCCCCACACTTGGGCTCCTTCGTCCACCCATGCCTCGCCGCCGAGGTTCTCTTCCTTCTCGATGAAGCCGCCCAGCTCACCGGCGTGGGCAAACTTGAAGTCGCGTATGCACTCGATCTGGCGCAGCTTCCGGCCGGCTTCGTTTACGATCGTCTCTTCTGTTAGTTTGAAATACCTTTCCATCTTTCTTTCTGTTTGGGTTTGTTGGTTACTTAGTTCAATACGATTGCTTGTTCGGTTCCTTTCTCTTTCAGGCCCATATCCAGCGCCCGTTTCCGGATCCGCTTGGCCAGGTCGCTCTGCGTTACGCCGTCCAAGGCCGATCGCACGCTTTTCGTGGTCACTTGGAAGGCCTTAGCCAGCTCCTTTACCGCTTCGGGGTCTCTCAGAATCTTTCCCATTTCTTCGTTCGTTACGTTTATTTCTATTTTTAGCGCGTCTTCCCTTTTGGAAGACGCTGCAAATAACGAAACAAGTTTCGAACCACGCAAGTATTCGTCGAATAAAAATTCGACAAGCGTAATCCCTACGTATTATATGGAGACCATAAACGAGCGCATAAAGATGATTGTGGAAGTCTTTGCTAATGGCAAGAACACAAAGATGGCGAGGGCATTAGACACCAGCGAGGCTAACATTCGCAACTATACGTCCAGCGTTATGCCGAAGTTCGATATACTGAATAAGATCGTAACATCATTCGACATTTCTCCGGAGTGGCTGCTAACAGGTAAAGGCCCAATGAGGCGAGAGGAGGATATAAAGAGTCCGCAGCGAAGAATCCTTGTAGGGCAAGGAGTAAACGGTGATATTCACAATAATGGGATGGGTGATGTCAATGTTAGTGGTGTCGTTACGAGTACTTCAAAAATGGAAAAGACGAGTACACCAAAAGAGACTTGCGACATACATGAAACCAAAATTGAATTGTTGACGAAAGAAAATCAGGCGCAAGCAATGATGATAGAGGAGCTGAAGTCACAGATAAGATCGAAAGATTCTACGATTGAGTGGCTGAAGCAGAAGTGCGACGAGGAGGCAGCTCACAACCGGTCGCTGGTTAATGAGCTGCTGGGTAAGAACAAGGCATAATATATAAGGTATAGGGCGCACGTTCGCCCAAACGACTGGATAAAGGCACGCACACCTATGTGCGTTCCC